GCATGTATGGAGCGAGGTTGGCGATTCACACCAAGACTCCACATATCCTTATTCGGAAATGCTTGGGGAACCTAAGATAGATATGCCAAAAAGACATTATAAAAACGAACAACATGAAAAGGCAATGAAGGCAGAAGTAAAAAAAGAAGATCCTTCAGATGCTATTAGAAAGGCAGGATGGTAATGGACTGGAATAAAATAAAGAAAGCAATAGGTATACAACCTAAGATTCTTAAAGAAGAATCAACTAACGCAGACAAACGCAGAGAGATTCTTGCAAAAGAAAAAGAAGAAGCAACTGCAAAAGGCGAAGCCTGGGTCGCTGTTTTGGATACACAAATTAATCCAGAAAACATTAAGAACGGATTCTTTGAGCTCGATTGGAACAATCAATTTATTGAAGAACTACTTGATGCAGGATATAAAGGTGAAACAAACGAGGAAATTGTAGATGGTTGGTTTAAAACTATTGCAATGCAAATACTTGGTGAACAAGGTGTAAACACAGCAAGAGAAATGGGATATATTAATGTTGTGCCTATTGACAAAGATAAATCAGAAGTTTCCTAATGATGACAGAAAAACAAGTTAGATCAGAATACAAACAAATGCGTAAAACTGATCCTACGTTCGCAGAGTGTTGGCCAGACACAGATAGAGCATTTTACGAATGGTGTTCTCAATATTTAGATTACCAACATATAAGAGGTAATGATGCGTGATGATCTAATGGTTCAGCAACAGGTAGATAATGTATGGCAACATATGGTTGGTGTTATTTGTCTAAATTGTACAAATCGTAAACAAGTTAAATCAGTCCTTCCTACATTTTTTAAAAGATGGAGTACGGCAGATAGTTTTGTACATGCTACTCGTAGTGAAATAGAAGAAGTTATCGCTCCTTTAGGAATGAAACATGTTCGTGCAGAAAGACTATATAGAATGAGTGAACAGTTTAAAGACTGGGACGGCAATGATGCTACAGAGCTATATGGTATTGGTAAATATGGTTCTGATAGTTATCGTTTGTTCTATAAGAAAGAATTACCTGAAAACGTAGGTGATCACGAACTGAAACGGTATATTCAAGAAGAATTTTGTGGTTGACACAAGCCAGATCTGGTGTTACAATAATACTATAAATTATACAAAGGCAAACTAATGGCAACTTATATTCTAGTAGATACAGCAAATACATTCTTTCGTGCTAGACACGTAGTACGTGGTAGTATAGATGATAAAGTCGGTATGGCATTTCATATTACATTATCAGGTGTAAAAAAGGCATGGCGTGACTTTAATGCAGATCATGTTGTGTTTTGTTTAGAAGGACGTAGCTGGCGCAAAGACTTTTATGAGCCTTACAAACGGAATAGACAAGAAAGTCGTGATGCACTTACTCCTGCACAGGCAGAAGAAGATAAAGTGTTTTGGGAAGTGTTTGACGAGTTCAAAGACTTTGTAACTGACAAAACTAACTGTACTGTAATGCAACATCCACAACTAGAAGCAGATGATCTTATTGCAGGTTGGGTACAAGCACACCCTAATGATAACCATGTTATTATTAGTACTGACGGTGACTTTGCACAACTTATTGCACCTAATGTAAAACAGTACAACGGTATACAAAATGTAACAATTACACATGAAGGTTACTTTGACGACAAAGGCAACCCTGTTGTAGATAAGAAAACTAAAGAGGCAAGGCCTGCACCTGATCCTGCATTTATGTTGTTTGAAAAGTGTATGCGTGGTGACACTAGTGATAATGTGTTTAGTGCATATCCAGGTGTACGTAAAAAAGGTACTAAGAATAAAGTAGGCCTTATTGAAGCATTTGCAGACAAAGATACTAAAGGCTACAACTGGAATAACATGATGTTGCAACGTTGGGTAGATCACAACGGAGAAGAACATCGTGTACTAGATGATTACAATCGTAATGTTACTCTATGTGATTTGACAGCACAACCTGGTGATATTAGAAGTATTATGAATGATGTTATTGAAGACCATATGAAACCTAAAGAAGTTACACAAGTAGGCATGCGCCTTATGAAGTTTTGTGCTAAGTGGGATATGCAACGTATTGCAGATCAAGCCGCACAATTTGCAGAACCACTACAAGCGAGGTATCCGATATGAAAGCAAAAGAAATAGTAAAAAATAAGTTTTGGATTTTATCAGACGAAACACGAAATATTGGAACTATAAGTTTTAATGACGAGCAATATATGCTTAGTGATTCAAAAGGAAGTCGCTTTTTTAACGACACTTTAGAAATACAAAAATCATTGAATAGTAAAGTTAGCTGGCAAGAACTTGAAATTAAAGAAGTAAAACCCGAAAAAGTTGTAAACCAATATCCTACTAGTTGCTTACCATATAACGATATGTATGATGTAAAACGAAAATTACCTTTGTTTACAAAAAGTTCTAAAAGCAAAAGCCTTTATTGTGCAGGTTACTATACTATTAAATTTGAAAAAGGATGGGTCAAAAGTTTTTGTCCTAAATTAATTACTGTTGAAAGATATGAATATAGAGGTCCTTTTAAAACAGAATTAGAAATGAGAACGGAGTTATCACGTGTCAACTCAAAATGAACCATTAAATACTGCACCTATACAGCAATTTATTTCGCAAGTTAAAAGTGCTGATGCGAGTCAAGCAAAAGAAGTAAAGTTAACAGCCCAACAGGCAAAAAGACTTGCTTTTACATTAGGCGAAGTAATGGCCAGACTAAACGGAGATTTAGAAGCACTAATTTCTCGTAAAAATTCAGGTGATGATGAAGTTATTAAAGTAACAATGGATGGCGGAACCGGTTGGTAACTGGTTAAAAAGAGATAAATATATGCGTACTTAATAAGATAGGAACGCATATGAGTAGACCAAAACCTACAGTAATTGCAGAACATATAGATAAAAAAACTTACAAAGCAGAGCAAGTTTTGCAGGCCGAGGCTATCTGGGCTGTTTTTTATGAGAACAAGCCATTCAATTTAAAAAGTTCTAATGTTCTTACTAGTTATCCAGGACCTAAATATAAGAAAACAAGTTTTTCTAATCCTGGCCATGCTCACAACCTTGCTTCAAAATTAAATAACTTATTTAAAACAGACTTATTTACAGTAGTAAAATTAACTGTAGGCGAAACTGTTGAAGAATGAACTGGAAAGAAACATACACTAAAGTATTCTTAAAACAAGCAGGCAAAAGTATAACTGAATTGGCTGTCAAAGAGTATCTTCCACTATGGTGGAAGAACACGAGAGATAAAGAAACAGGTGGATTACGTTTAACTGACGTAGGTTACGAATTTATTAAAGAAGAAATTGACTTGCAAACATACGAAATACCCTATCCAGCAGATTTTGAACTTACTACAAATACTATTATTTGGATGGATAATTTTATCACTTGTCCATATTATTTAAGTAACCGTTCTATCATAGTTACAGACGAAAAAAAAGCTATGGAATTAAGTCTTTTTAGCGGAGATGTGCGTAAATATGGGCTACAAAAAGCCCTTACAAGACAGAAAAAAGAATCCAAAATAGGTTGACTTTTGTTATAAGTGGTGCTATTATATATACATACTAAGAAATTAGATATGGCACTGAACACAAAACAAGAGGAATATAACATGGAACAATCAGCACTACGTACTGTATCGCCCAATGGCGCAAAGAAAAGCATCCTTAGGGCATTTAAGAAAAAACGTCCAATCTTTATGTGGGGACCTCCAGGTATTGGTAAGTCAGATATTGTAGGACAAATTACACAACAACTAAAAAATTCGCACTTGATTGACATTCGTTTGTCACTTTGGGAACCTACAGATATCAAAGGTATTCCATACTATGCGGCAAATGATAATGTAATGGCTTGGGCACCACCGCAAGAATTGCCAACAGAAGAATTTGCAAAAAAGTTTGATTATGTTGTATTGTTTTTAGATGAAATGAACTCTGCAGCACCTAGTGTACAAGCAGCTGCATATCAACTTATTCTTAATAGACGTATTGGTCAATACAAATTGCCTGATAACGTTCTTATTGTTGCCGCTGGTAACAGAGAAGCTGACAAAGGTGTTACTTACAGAATGCCTGCTCCGTTAGCAAATAGATTTGTTCACTTAGAACTTGCTGTATCATTTGATGACTGGTTTGAGTGGGCTGTTAAAAATGGTGAGCATGCTGACGTAGTTGGTTACCTTACATTTAGTAAAAAAGATTTATACGATTTCGATCCTAAGTCACCAAGTCGTTCTTTTGCAACACCTCGTTCATGGTCGTTTGTATCAGAATTGCTTGAAGATGACGATGACGAAAGTACAACTACTGACTTAGTTAGTGGTTCAGTAGGCGAAGGCCTTGCTGTAAAATTTATGGCACACCGTAAAGTAGCGGCATCTATGCCTAATCCAACAGATATTTTGGATGGCAAAGTAAAAGAGTTGAAGACAAAAGAAATCAGTGCCATGTATTCCTTAACTGTCTCACTCTGCTATGAACTTAAAGAAGCGTCCGATAAAAACGATAAAAAGTTTGACGATAAAGTTAATAACTTTTTACGTTTTGCAATGGATAACTTTGAAACAGAATTGGTTGTAATGGGTATCAAACTTGCTCTTACACAATATTCACTTCCAATCGATCCAGATGAAGTAGCATGTTTTGATGAATTCCATGAGCGTTTTGGAAAGTACATTACAGCCGCACAACAGGCGTAACCATAATAAGAGTTTGGGTGATCTCTTTAAAAAAACACCCATTTCCACTTGACAAAAAGTGTAAATATGTGTATACTTATAGTATAAACAATAGGGAATAGGCACAATGAAAACAGATGTATTACATAATGTAGCAGGCACAAAACACTGGCAACCAGATCCAGATATTACTCCAGAACAATTAGAAGAAATGCGTGTAGATGTTATGGAACGTATTATTGTTGCTAGAGTCGGTTTACTACTAAGACATCCTTTCTTTGGAAATATGGCGACACGCCTAAAAATAATGGCCGCAGATGACTGGTTACCTACAGCCGCAGTTGATGGTAGAAACCTATATTTTAACACACAATTTTTTAATGCAATGAATAACAAAGAAATTGAATTTGTTATTGCACATGAAATTTTGCATTGTGTATTTGATCATTTAATGCGTAGAGAAGATCGTGATCCTAAACTATATAATATTGCCGCAGACTATATTGTAAACAATTTACTTGTAAGAGATAACATTGGTCAAAAACCTAGCTTTATTGACTGTTTTCAAGATTTTAAATATGATGGGTGGACATCAGAAGAGGTATATGATGATATATATGAAACTGCAAAACAAAATGGTGAAGACTTTATTAAACAACTAGGTGAAATGCTTGACGAACACTTAGAAGGTATGGGCAATGATGCTGAAGGCGATGGTGACGCAGGTGAAGAAGAAGATAAAAACGGTAACAAAGTAAGTAAGAAGAAACCTAAATTTTCCAAAGAGGAAATGAAAAAGATCAAAGACGAGATCAAAGAAGGTATGCTTAGTGCCGCACAAGCCGCAGGTGCAGGTAATACTCCTGCAGAAGTACAACGTCTCATAAAAGAACTTACAGAACCTAAAATGAACTGGCGTGAAATACTACGTCAGCAAATACAATCAACAATCAGACATGATTTTACATTTTCTCGTCCGTCACGTAAAGGTTGGCACACAGGTGCAATTCTTCCTGGCATGGACTTTGACGATGAGATTGATGTTTGTATTGGTTTAGATATGAGCGGGTCTATTGGTGATAATCAAGCAAAGGACTTTCTTAGTGAGATCAAAGGTATTATGGACGAATACAAATCTTACAATATTAAGTTATGGTGCTTTGATACAAAAGTTTACAATGAACAAGATTTTAGTGCAGAAGCCGGCGATGATTTACTCGATTATGAAATTATAGGCGGTGGTGGTACTGACTTTGATGTTAATTGGACTTATATGAAAGAAAATGATATTCAACCTAAGAAATTTATTATGTTTACAGATGGTTACCCATGGAACAGTTGGGGTGATGCAGACTATTGTGATACTGTATTCATTATTCATAGCCATAGAGACAAAGACTTACAAGCACCATTTGGTGTAACAGCACATTATGACGAAAAGGCGGCATGATAAAACTAAAAGAACCGAATCCACTAAACTTATTTGGTATTAGGCAACTTAGAGTTCCTAGCCCTCATTGCGAATACATAAGTATTCCTTTAAGATATAATTTAGAACGAAGTATCCAAAAATGGATAGTAGATAACCTCAAAGGTAGGTATTATATTGGTACAAGTGTAACAATAAAGGCAGAAGGTGGTACCGAAACAGTATGTAAGATAGGCTTTGAAGATACAAAAGAACTTTCTTATTTCACTTTGGCGTGCCCACTTTTAAAATACAAGTAAATATATGCGTAGTTTATATAAACACATAGGAGATAATAAATGAGCGAAGACAAGAAAAATGCTGACGCACAAGCCCCAGAACAAGCTCAAGCGCCAGCAAAAGATCAACAACCTAGCACAGAGTTAACAATTAATGATTTAACAGCATTAAAGCAAATTATTGATGTTGCTAGTCAACGTGGTGCATTCAAGCCTAATGAAATGATGACCGTTGGATCTACATATAACAAACTAGAAACGTTTCTTACAGCGGTAGCGGCACAACAACCAGCAGCTCCTGCACAAGAAGGAACAAAAGGAGAATAGTATGGCATTAAAACATGTTGGAAGATTAGTAAATAATAAGAAAAAATGTGCTGTAGCATACAGAGTGCTACCAGGTGATCCTAACAACTGTTTAGTTGTTTTTACAGAATCATTGGATGCGGCTGACCACGATTCATTAATTAACTTAATTGAATCTAACACTGCACAAAACGCAAACGAATTTGCAGATGCAATGGCTAGAGCCCATTTATCAGATGGACGTATTATGTTATCAGCATTTCATAAAACAGGTAAAATGATTAAAGTTGCTACTAATCAAGTTGAAATGACACCTAACACTAATACATCAATTTTACTATCTGAGTTAAACGATCAAATTGCAAAACAAAAAGGTGTTACTGTTGCTGATTTAGCTATGAAAAATCCAGCTACAGGTGAAACAGTAAAACCAACTGCAGAAACGTCAGTTGATCCAGTACAATTAAATACAAGCGGAACTAATCAACCGAACGTCTTGACTGATGAAGATCTTGCAGCACAATATCGCTCGCAAGCAGACACTATGTTCAAAGAAGCAAAGCGTCTTAGAGAACAAGCCGAAGAGCTTGCTCCTACAAAGCGTAAGTCAAAGACTACGGCGGATGGCTAATAAAGGAAAACTTCCTTCAGATATAGTTAACGCCTGGCCAGAAATATTTAAAGATATTACTATTGATGTTGTACCTATTGAATATTTACATAGTGTAAAGGTATATTTCAACGACGGAAAAATATGGGATATAGATGTCAAAAAAAGTCTAAGTAAACCTAATTTAGATATCGAGACAGCTCTTGATGATTTATTTAGAGAGTATGAAAATAATATCAAAAACATTGATTTTAGGCTAGATACAGCTAAAGTAAAGCGAGATATTAAAAAACGGACTCAAATTTTTATGAAGAAAAGAAAGTGATAGGCATAAATACATATAACAATACTATCAGGAGTTTTTAGATGGCCTTACAAGTTAGACGCGGTACCAATGCAGAACGTTTAGGTATTACACCTGCAGAAGGTGAATTAATATATACAATTGACACCAAACAACTATATGTTGGTGATGGAACTACAGCTGGCGGAAATGCCTCTATTGCAGGTACTATAGACTCACTTTTAGCAGATGCAACTCCACAACTTGGCGGAACACTAGATTTAAACAATAACGATATCACAGGTACAGGTAACATTAATATTACAGGTACAATTACAGCGTCTGGTACAGTAAACTTAGGTGATGGCGTAGGTAGCGACATATTAGTAATAGGCGGAGCAATCCAAGGACACATGGTTCCTGATACTGATAAAACACATAATTTAGGTAGTCTAACAAAAAACTGGAACAATGCTTATATAGGGCAATTAATAGTTGATAGTCAAATTACAGCAGAAAGAATACAAGCAGATATTATTGCAGACGACAGTACTGTTGTATTCAATGCAAGCACAGGATTAATTCCTGCGGCGCAAGTAAGCGGAACATTTACAGGTAATGTAATTGGTAACGCAGCAGGTGCACATACAGGTACATTTGACGGTGATATGACAGGTAGTGTGTTTGGTGATGATAGTACTGTACTTGTAGACGGAGTAAATAATACAATTAATGGAACATCTGTATTTGCAAATATTTTACAAACTAACGATATTCAAGATAAAGATACGTCAGGTGTTTTAACAGTCAATTTAAATAATACAGGCGGTAACGCCCAACCTCGTATAGTTTTAGAAAGTAATGGATCAGCTGGTTCAGGATTATGGATTACGACAAATGATACTACTAGAACATTAGCAGGCACTGATAATATTGGACGTATACTTTTTAGATCAATTGACCAAAGTGGTACAGAGACTCCAGTAGTTGCTATTGCACGTAAAGATGAATTTATTATTGCTGTTGGTAGTAAAGGTACTCCTGAAACTATGCATATAAATGTAGGCACAGGTAACTACGGATTCGGTATTGAACCTAGTGCTGTAGCTAAAGTAAATGTTGGTGGTGCTATGTTGTTAGGCAACATGGATACTACTGCAAGAGATAATCTTGTAGCAGCCAACGGTATGATTATATACAACACGACAGATAATAAGTTTCAGGGCTACGAAAACGGTTCTTGGGCCAACTTAATCTAATAATACAAAAAACTAACTTAAATACTATATGAGCTTAACTTTAGTTGCATCTCCACGTACGGCTAACCATATGCCTAGTCCTGCACTAGCTGCACTTAAACCTTGTGTTGAAAAAGCAGGATTTGTTTGTAATACAATAGATCTTAATATAGAACTTTATACAGATCTTAAAAAAAATTACAACGAATTTAAAGAAATAGACTCTTACTTCCAAACGGATTTACGTTACATTTCACAAGACGCATTAGATCTTTCTCCATTATTAGAACAAAAAAAAATTCTTTCAAAATCAGCGTTAGACTTATATAAAAAACACTTACACTATTGGACAGATTATATAATTTCTTTAAATACTGAATGGATAGGTGTAAGTGTACTAAGTGTTAATAGTGTATTATATACTGTTGATCTATGCGAAGTTTTAAAACAAAAATCAAACTGTAAAATTATGCTAGGTGGACCTGGTGTAAGTACCTTTGGAATTAGCGGTGCAAGTAATTTTGGTGAGTTTATGATTGCAACTAAACTATCAGATGCATACATTTCTGGTGAAGGTGAACGTAGTATTGTTGCATTACTTAAAGGTGAAAAATATGATGGTTATCAACAAATTGATAATTTAGACGAATTGCCTAATCCAGACTATAGTGATTTCGATTTCAGCAAATATACAAATAAAAATCAGGCAGTTGCAATTACAGGAAGTAGAGGCTGTGTTCGTAATTGCACATTTTGCGATATTAAAAGTGCATGGAAACATTATAGATATAGAAGCGGTTCTAGTTTAGCAGATGAAATTATACATCATCATAAGCACTTTGGTAGTAAAGAATTTTATTTTACTGACAGTCTTATCAATGGCAGTTTAAAAGCCTTTGAAGAATTTTTAGATGCAATGGTAGATGCTAAACAAAGTGGTAAATTATCTGAAAGTGTTGTTTGGAGTGGACAATTTATATGTAGACCTATACATCAATTTACTGAAAAATGGTTTGCTAAAATGAAAATTGCAGGTGCAAAACAATTACACATAGGAATTGAAAGCGGTAGTGAATCAGTAATGCACGACATGGGCAAAAAACTATCTAATGATGATATAGATTTTACTATTGCTATGTTAACAAAATATGAAATACAATGCGACATGCTTATGATAGTAGGATATCCAACCGAAACTAAAGACGATTTTAATCAGACATTGTCATTATTAGAAAGACTAAGTTCTTACAACGAACAAGGGACTATTAGTGGAGTTAACCTTGGCAAAACAATGGTAGTGTTGCCTGGTTCACCAATCGGTGAAAATCTAAGCCATTGGGGTATAGAATATGACGAAAATAATAATTGGTTCTCAACTAAAAATCCTAGCCTAACATTTAAAGAAAGAGTTAGGCGTAGATTACTAGCACAAGAAAAATGTGAACAACTAGGTTATATGGTACGCTGGCCTTTGACTACGCTTGCTACATTAAACGAAAACTTAAAATTAAACAAAGAGACAATTTAGATGAAATTAATTGATGTACTACAATCAAACGATTTTTCTAAACATAAAGAAAATTTAGAAAAATTGTGCAAATGGATAGAACAACATGATAATCATCGTAATGCAAAAAATTATTATGGATTAGATAAGCAAGTACACAAGTTTGATAGCTTTGAAATACTATATGACGATAACAATATAGTAGCCTTTAGTGGTCTTTGGAACAATGGTCATTATCCATCTAATACTGCAAGGTGTAGTACAAGAACATATTACCATCCAGACTATAGAAACAAAGGTTCGAGCAGAACAGCACGTTGGAGCGAAGATTGGTTTATTCCTTATGAAGTAAATAGAGCTATGGAATTAGGATAC